GTGCGTAGTAGATCAAGACAAATGGCTTTGCGTTTTGAATCAGATGATGATGCTACAAATGATGGTAATTTATCTATTGGTTGGCGTTTAGGTGCTACAAGAGTAGATATAAAGCCAGATGGTAAACGATGAGTAAAATATTACAAACTCAATTACCATTAGCTTCTGAACAAGTTACATCAGATATTTTTAACAGATTAGTAAGAATACTAGAAATAAATCTTGGTGCCGTTGATTTAGATAACGTACGTCAAATAAGTGATGCAGAAAAAAATACTTTACAGTTCAATGCTGGAAGCATTATTTGGAATACTACTGTGGGCGTTTTGCAAGTATACACAGGCAACAAATGGGTAGATATTGGTGAAAGATCTTTACCTAAAGGATTTGAAATGGCATCAGATGTAGGTAGTGTTTCTATTAAGACTAATGGTGATATAACAATAGAATTATGATTAATACAGCAGAACAACTGACATATCAACCAAAAAACCTTTTACTTATGTATCCAAGTGATTGGTATGTGCAAAAGGAAACTTTAGATGCCGTTAGAAATTCAATACAACCTATAGTGGATTTTTATGAAGATAGTGGTGTAAACGATAGAAAGGACACTGCTTTAGATAAAATAATACAAGAACCACTTGCAGATGTGTATACAGTTCCTTTCTTTTCAGAGAAGTTTTGTAGCGTCTTATTAGACGAAATGCATAATTTAGAAAGGCATTATGGCTTTAATCCTAATCCAGAGGAGGATGATTTAAGACAAATACCAGAAATAACTTTTCAAGATAATTGTCCACAAATCTTTCAATCTTTAATGCAAACGATATATACTATAGGAAATCCTATATTTTTGAATATTTGGAACAGGCACGTAGATAGTGGCGGAATACAAATAGCAAACTATAATTTAAGGGATAAAAAACAAGGTGCTTGGCATCACGATGCAAGTGCTGATATAAGTATGGTAGTGCCTCTTAACACAGGCGATTACCAAGGTGGCGGAACTGAATTTTTAAAACGTGGTACAGTCGAGCCATTACCAACTGGCCACGCTCTAATATTTCCTAGTTTTACGCATATGCACAGGGGACTAGCAGTAGAATCAGGCAATAGATACTTATTAGTATTTTGGCTAAAATGTAATGAGGAATGAATTGAGCATGATAGATATTGAAAATCCAGGCGGTATAGCAGGTCTAGGTAGAGGAGAAGACACCATGCTTGCCCACGTAGCACCAGGAGAAATGGTAGTACCACCAGTGCTTTCTCCTGAAACACAAGAAACAATCAAACAAGAAATGATAGCTGTAGGCTTAGATCCCAATCAGTATACAGTTGGTGATGGTATGTCCATAAACCCTATTACGGGTATGGCAGAGTTTGGTTTTCTTAAAAAGCTAGGTAAAAGTTTAAAGAAAGTAGTTAAAAAGGTAGCACCTGTGGCTATGCTAATACCAGGAGTAGGCACTGCTATCGGTGGAGCTCTAGGAGGTCTTGGTAGTGCTGTAGGTTTAGGCGGTAAGTTACCAAGATTAACAAGTTTTTTCCAAACTGTTGCAAGTAAAAATATACCTGGGGTATCGCCATTTTTAAGTGGTTTAACTGCTGGTGCAACTGGTAGCACATTTGCTACTGCTAGTAATCCTTTTGGACAAGCTATTAGAACAGGACTAACAAATCCTTTTGGTGGAGCTTTTTCAAGTGCTACAGGAGGCGTAAATCCATTAACAGGTGCAACTGGAGGCTTAACATCAACATTTACTAAAGCTTTTGGTGGTGGCACTAACACAGGAGGTGGTGGTGTTTCTTTACCATTACTAGCTCTAGCTGGGTTATACGGCAAAGCTGTCAAAGAGGATTTTGAAGGTAAACAAGGTGGTTTAAAAGATATAAGACAATCTATTAGACCAGATCTTATGCCCGCACCTACATTTACAGGCTTTGATTTAGGTATAAGACCTACAATGAGTTATGGAGGTAGAATAGATGAGCAAGAGCTAGATCTTCGTATGGGTGGCCCAAGCATAGGTCCTGGCACAGGTACAAGCGATGACATACCAGCTATGTTAAGTGATGGTGAATTTGTTATGACATCTGCTGCAAATAACGGACTTGGTGGATTCAAAATAACAAAAACTGAAACAGGTATTGAGTTAATACCTAATGGTGCACCAGATAGACAAAAAGGTGCAAAGAACATGGATAAGCTTATGAAAACTTTTGAACAGTTTAATGAGATAGGTAAAGTATGATACGAGATTTTAGAAAATCCATAATGGCACCTATCGGTGAACCAATAAATGTAACAGGTGTAAGACCTATATTTAGAAAACCAGAGCCAATATTACCTAATTTACCAATACAAGTTCCTCCTAGGTCTGGTATACCTAGTGTCGGCGGTACTATAGAAAATCCTATACTTAGAGATTTACCTGAACCACCTAGACAAATTACTAAACCACCGATAGGTAGACCGATTCCCCCTATATCTATTGGTGGTATAGGTGGTATTGGTGCAATCAATCCAATAAACATAGGTCAACCAGTGCCTTCACCTATTGATAGACGACCCTCTCCTAGTGATGGAGTGCCATCAGAATTATTACCTATAAAAGGGGGTCCACGACCAATACAAATACAACCGATTCCTAGGCCAATTCAACCTATAGATATACCTGCACCTATTTTGCCCGACCCAAGAGATAGTATTGATAGAACTTTACCACCACTTGCTCCTATAGATATACCTGCACCTATTTTGCCTGATCCTAGAGGTGGTATTGGTAGACCAATTCCTCCAATTTCAATCGGTGGTATAGGTGGTGGAAGACCTGGATTAACTTTACAACCCCCTGTAGATGATCCTCTTTTAAGACCTAGAGTAGACGCAAGCCCAACACAAGAACTCATACCTCAAGTAGATGAATCAGGTAGGCCTGTAACACCTCCATCAATCGGTGGCCCAGGAGGCGGTGGACCTGTTATGCCTTCACCTGGTCAAAGAGTTGGTGAACCATCACTAACTCCTCGTAGTTTGTTTGTAAATTTTGATGGACCACCAGTATCAAGGGAAGAAGCAGAGGCTTCTGCAAGAAATGCTGGTGCTGGTAGAAGACCAACTGATGATAGAGCTTCAAGACCTAGAGGTCCTATTGTAGGCGGTATGGTGCCTGGGGGTGGTGGTATTGATTATGGTGGTGGCGAAGGGCCTCCTTTATTACCAGACCTTAGAACTAACATGAACATAGAAACAAGAGATACAGAGTTTGGTCCAGTCACTATTTCTTCACCAGCTTTTCCAGTAAGAGGTCCTATAATACCACCAACAGACCCATTTCAAGGGTCAACAATATCAATTCCAGAAGATGTTTTTGGTGATAGGGAACGTCAAGTATTTGTACCACCAATAGAATCAATTGATGAACCTGTGCGAACACCAGATGCAGGTATAGTACCACCACCACCAGACCCAGTCGTTCAACCACCACTCGTACCTATCGCTGACCCAATAGTTGAACCTGCCCCTACCACGCCAGCTGCAGTGGCACCAGATGTGGGGGCAGTACCCGATGCAACTATGGCTATGGGTGCAATAGATCCCGTTTTATTACAACAAGCTACAGCAGAAACATTAACAGATCCGTTAATTAGATCATTATATTTTGGCACACAAGATTCGCCTGGATTCTTTCAACAACTTCAACAAGCGGGTGCAAATCTTATTGGTCAAGACGTGCCTTTACAACAAACAGCAGGACTGACACCACTTGAACTACTTGCGAGACAACAAGCTGTAGCAGGATTAGGTGGTTTTGAGCCTTTCTTACAACAAAACAGAAATTTAGTTAATCAAGCTATAGCTCAATCAAGAAGAGCAGAACAACTACAAGATCCATACTACACACAAGCAGAACAGATATATCAGGACACTATGGGTGCTTATGACCCTAGTATGACACAACAATTTTTTAACCCATTTGAAGACGCTGTAGTACAACAAACCATATCAGATGTCCTAGAAGCAGGAGAGCAACAAGATATAGCTGCTAGAGCTCGTGAGATCGGTGCTGGTGCATTTGGTGGTAGTAGAGCAAGACTTGGTGCTATGGAGCGTAGAGAGGCGTTAGGTGAAGGCTTAGCACAAGCATTAGGCAGAATCAGACAACAAGGATTTAGTGAAGCACAAAGAACTGGTCTTGGAGAGTTTGCAAGACAACAACAGGCTAAAAGAACTGGTGCAGAAGGCTTAATAGGTATTGGCACAGGTCGAGGTAGTGCAGCAGGAAACTTAGCACAAAGACTAGCTGGATTTGGTGGACAAATGACTGATCTTGGTAGAACACAAGAACAATTAAGATCTGGACAAAGAAGAGAACTAGCAGGCTTTGGTGCAACAGGAAGAGGCATAGCCGAAACTGGACTAGGAAGAATATTTGAACAACAAATAGGTCAACAGTTTAGACCGTTACAAACTTTAGGACAAATTGGTTCTATGTTACCTGGTTATCAAGCATCTAAAACACAAATTGATTCACAATATGGCATGCCAACAGATCCTACTGCTGCTGGACTAGGTGCAGCATTTAGTGCATACGGTGCTTTAGCTCCAAGACAAGGAAGTAGTTAATGAACTTTATGAATCGTAAAATGTTTCAAAGAGGTGGAGCATCTAATACATTAGGTGCTTATCAAATACGTGATAAGGTAACTGGTGAAGTATATGATATAAAACCAGACTTTATAAATACTTTTGGTTTTAATCCATACAAAATACTATTAGATGATACTTTAGAAAAAGGTAGTGCAGTGCAATCTATTTTGGAGGACTTTCAAGAAAAAGATGCACCAAAGATAGGTTCAATACAAGCAAGACAAGATATTGGATCAACCATAGCAGATGTAGGCTTTAGAGTCGCAAGACAATTTGAACCTATAGTTAGAGGTGGTATAAGAGCAGCTGGTGAGATTACAGGTATTGAACCATTAAAAAAAGCAGGTGGTGAATTTACTGTAGGATTTTTACCAGAAGGTGAGAAAAGATTAGGTCAGCCTTTTGGTGTTTTACCTGTAGATTCTGTAATACCTAGTGATCAAGAAAGGGCTAGGTTTATGTTACGTGGTATTACTGTCAAAGAACCTAATGTTGTTCAAGATGTAGTTGATAACACAAGCACATTTGATTTTCGTGACGAAGACATGAGAAGTAAAGTTGGTCAATTAGATTTTAACAGGGAGCAACAAGAATTATTAATAAGTAAATTTAGCCCAGAAGATCAACAAACACTAAGAAATTTTATTGATCCTAAAAGTGGCTTACTTACAGTTACGCCAGAGGAGATAGGTTTAAGACCTATAAAATCTCAACCATCTGTAGATGTCTTTAATCAATCTTTAAATTTAACAGACCTTACAACTAGCTTAGAAGAACTGACGCAAGAAAGACAAGATCTTGAAGAAAGATTTGCAGAAGAAGATGTGCAAAGACCTGCTGGCATAAATGTAGATGAAATAACCAATCTGCTTAATGAAGTATCACAACCAAGTATTAATTTAGAAAAAACAGAAGCTGAAAGTTTAATGGAAACCGTAAATAAATTTGATGGTTTAACAGATGATCAATTAAAGTTTGAAATTGATAAACAAAATTTACCAGGTATGGATGCTTTAGATGAAAACAAAGAAGCTGTAGCAAAACAAGTAGAGGTTATTAAAAAATTAGAGTCTGAGGGTATAGATCCAGATGAATATTTGAACAAAGCTATAAATATTGGTAGTAAAGAAAATTATAGAAATGATGCTGATAAAAAACTTAACCAACCAGGATTTTTTGGTACTGATAGATTTTTAAATTTTGTAAGAAATGTAGGAGCTGGTTTGGTCGAAACTGGTCAATTAGGTCCAGGACTTGCGTTAGGTGCAGCGAAAGCTGCAGAAGAAAAGGCTGCAAGAGACTTGGCTGAAGATGAAAGACAAAAAGAATTAGAACTAGCTAGAATTGCTGCAGGAGCTAAAGAAAAATTAAAACCTAAAGAAAATATTGATTTAGCTGGTCAAATTAACGCTGATTATAATGAGGTAGTTAGTGCTAATAACACATTAGAAATTGTTGGTAGAGTAGAGGAAATTATTTTGAATGAAGATACAACCTCTGCACAAGCTATAATACAAGAAATTTTTGATGCTGCTGGTGCTATATTTAATACTGACGGTCAACCAGATCCAGAAGGTAAAGGATGGAACGAGTTGAGTCCAAGGGTAAGAGCCAAAGTTTTGCTTAATCAAATAAAACAAAAAAATATTAGAGATATCTTGGGTGAGTCTGGTAAAACTATTTCAAACTTGGATAGACAAATCGTTGACGAATTAGTTGGTAGTTTACAGATTTTTAAAACAGATGCAGCCGCATTAGAAGCATTAAAACTTACAAGAGAAGGTATTTTAACAAACATGTCTGGTGCTATAGCTAGATTAAAATCTAATTACATTGGTATGGAAAATTACGGTGACATGTCTTTGATACAAAATGATGATCTTATAGATTATATGGAAACAGGTAATCTTGAAGGCAACCCGTACGCTAATGATTTCGTTGGCTCTACAAAAGTTAGACCTGGAAGAATAAATAAAATTACTTTAGCTAAAGATTAATGGAAATATTTGAAGTTGAAATAGCTCCAGGTGTTACAGAAACTGTTGAGGCAAAAAACGCTGACGAGGCTAGAAAAAAAGTTAAAGCTATCATAGCTCAAGGTGCGATGTCTCCATTCTATGATGAATTGTTTTTTGATTATGAGACTGGCGTAGATAACAAAAAGTTACGTAGAAATTTATCTATGGCTGAAACTACAAAAGAGCAAAACAAAGTAATACAAGATATTATTAGTGGCACACAAAAATCAAAAGAACCTATTGAACAAGAAAATTTTTTATTAAATGAAGTAGGTGAATTAGGGTTTACTAGAAATACTAAAGGACAAATAGCTTTAACACCATATGGTATGAAACAGCTTGGTTTAGAAAAGCTTATTAAAACTGTTACTCTTACAGACGGCACAACCATTAATCAAAATACAATAATTGATGAAAATGATTTTAATTTAAGAACAGGTGATCTGTCTGATTTAGCTGGTATAGCTGGACCTGTTATAGGTGCGGTTATAGGGTTATCACCACAAGCAAGAATTGTAAAAGGCTTAGCTGCATTAACTAAAAGACCAGTGTTCGCAAGGATGTTTGCTGCAGGTTCTGGTAGTACAGCAGGTAAAGCAGTCGAAGAAGAAGTCATTGAAACCATGGAGGGCTTTCAACTACAAGATAGAGACGACATAAATAATCTATACAAACAAGAATTTGTGTTTGGATCATTAGCACAAGGTCTTGGTGAAGGTGTATTTAAAATATATCAAACATTTTTAGGCAAAAGAGCTGCACCTGCAGATTCTAGAATAATGTTTCAACAAAATAGAAATAGGTCTGTTACAGACGTTATGAATTTAGATAGAGAACTTGGTAGACAAGCTACGGAAAATGAAATTAAAGCAGCTATTAGAAAAGGCAAAGTAAAAAGATTTGATTGGAAAATGAACAAATCTACTGGTGCTATACCAGCACAACAATCATTAGAAAGAATGTTACCAGGAAGAACACAAAGCATAGCAGAACAAGTGTTAGGTAATAATCGTGATAAAGCTAATGCCTCTTATTTGTTTGCAGAACTTAACTATTTAACTAGAGGTATTAAAGATGAAAAAGCAGCATTGGATTCTTATATTTCAGCTGCACAAAAAGGTAGATTAGATGAGTCTGTAAACCAAAAATTACAAAATTTAAGAAGTAAAGAAGCCAAAGTAACACAAAGATTAGAAAAATTACTTGGTGAAATTACTGACGATGCACTAGAAGTTGGTAATTATGGAATGGTTCCTAGTAGAAGAGATTTTGGAGAAACAATAAAAAATACAGTTAGCACAGCTAGATCTTTTGTTACCAAAGAAATGGGCAACGAATATAAAGAAGTAGATAATTTAATGAAAGATATGCGAAGTATTTATCAGTTAGAATTAGATGATTTTGGTGAACTTCAATTTGTCGGCAGACCAGGAGCAGATGTGATAGGTAGAATACCTACAGTAGACGAGTTCGGTGTTTTAAAGACAGACGCACAGGCAGTTGGAGTCGCTAACACAATAAATGCGTCAATCAATCAGATTGCTAATACATATTTTGAAAAATCGTTATTGAGAATAAGATCATTTATGGATGACTTTCCTGGGTATGATTTAAGTATTCAAGACCCAAATGTTAAAGGTGGTACAATTGCAGCGATACAAAAAAAGTTTCAAGATTTGTATAATCTAACAACACCCGCATCAACTGAAAAAGGTTTAGGTATAAGCTTATTTCAATTAAGGAACTTGGTAAAAGACTTAGATATTTACATTAAAGAAACACCGACTCCTACGCCACAACGAGAATTATTGTTTGATTTAAAAAGATACATAGACTCTTACGGTCGTACAGAACCAAAAAGTATAATGACTGATTTAACAAAAGAATCTCTATCAGACATAAATACAAGGCTAGCTAGACAAAATATAACAATGACTCAAGAACAAAAAAATATAATTCAAGAGTCACTAAGATTATTAAGAGATACAAATAAAAAAAATGCAGAGAGGATGCAACCCTTTGATAATTTAAATATACAAAAAATTATATCCAACGCATCTAAGGGTGCACATCCACCTGATGAAATATATGAAAGAGTTTTTCTTGGTGGTTCTGCTAAAGATTTGGAAGATCTTTTCAAAGCAACGAGAAATTATGATGAATATCTGGAATCTTTAGGTAAAGAAGCTGTAACTGAAAAAAGATTAAAAGCCCAACTTAAAAGAAGATTTTTTGATGATGCCATTTATAAAGCTACCGATGGTGAAACCAATAGACTTAATTACACAACTTTTGCAAGACAGTTTTTGCGTTTCGACCGAGATTTAATGGATCAAGGTAAGATAGATGTTTTGTTTCAAAATGCAGACGGTATAACAACAGGACCTTTGGTAAGGCAAACCATATTTAATTTAAATAGAATACAACCAAATTTATCACCAGCTAGATTGCGTGATTTAGTAGATGACTTTACAGGAACAAATCGTGGTTTAGATGCAAGTAATCAAGGTAAAGCTTTTATAAGAGGTCTACAACAACTTGCCAATGAATCAGAAAAAGTTATGAAGTTTAGGGCAAATAGAGCTATATCTGATTTACCAGAAAAAGGTATTGAAGCGACTACTGATACCATATTTAGACCAGGTAATGCTTCTGTTATTAATACCTTAAAAGGCACAGTAGATGATGATGTTTTTAACAGTATTCAACAAGCAAGCATGATGAAATTGTTAAAAAGATCTGTGGATTTTAATGGTAAAGGTAAAATAAACGATATATTTAAACCTGGAAACTTAGAAACAGCACTTAATTCTTATGGTGATGAAACACTTGAAGCCATGTTTGGTAAAGAAATTACAAGAGGTTTACGAGATTTCCAAAAACAAGTTGATGTATTAACAAAAGGTGAAGTTGGTAGAGGTGGTAGTGCTGGTGGATTGGTCGCTGCTGGTCTTGGTGCGGCAGTTGTTTTTGCACCATTACAAACGCTACCTGCATTATTAGGTTTAACAATAGTCAGAACTGCATTAGGCAATCCAAGATTTGTTGGTTACTTAAGTAAAACAGATCCAGGATCCATAGCACAAGCTATACAAATTTTAGAAAGAGCCGCAAGACAATACGGTGTAAGAATGGTAGATGGTAGCTTTGTTTCCTCTACTGTAGATTTTGCAGACGAAACTTTTGAAGCTGGTAAAACTGCATTAGGTATTACTGACGAAGATGTAGATACTGGTGTAGACGAAGGATTAAATTTATTTCAACAACTTAGAGAGCAAGTTACTGCACCAATAAGAGAGCTACCACAATTACCTCAAGTAGATACTACCCAAGCATCTGTAGATCCACTATCACCAGAACGTCTAGACTTTGCTGAACGTATTGCAGGAAGACCTGTAGTTTAACTTTTTTCCCACTTAAACTTTGCTTGACCTGTGACAGGTTGCCATTCTCTACCAGGTCTTGTAGTCCACCCTTTATGGTTTTTATCTGTAGAAGTTTCTCCTATTATTTTATAGCCAGCAGCTTTCAAGCTAGATCCAGACTCTGACTGTAATGTGTATGTGATCATTCTTTTACCACCCATTTGTTGCCATATTCTCCAACATCTACCATACAAAAAAGAATTAGTATTATTTGGTGACGTATCATTTGTGCACACTCTTACAGCTTCTGCTGTAAAACCATCGTCCATGTGTCTTGATATAGGCCTGCCTATTATGGCTACTCCCACAAGCTGATTATTATAAGAGGCACCAATAGCAAACTTTGCACCTCTAACTGGTTTGTTATGCCTATGAAAATTTAAAACAAATTCATTCGCA